ATGAAGGCCTTGGGATTTTCTTCGGCGTATCGAACGGCCGATGCAATCATCTTATTTTCAAAGCCCTTCTTGCCTTCCTTGGCAAACACGTCCGCCATAGCATACAGGTCCAGCCTCTGGGGCTTACCAAACATGGCGTCCAACGTCTCGTCGCCCAACTTATCAAGCTGCTTCTTTAGGCTTCCGCCAATACTCCTGGGATCTGTCAGTGATTTCTCTACGGCCGTAGACAGCCATGTGTCTCTTGCCTGGTTAAACGTCTCCGCGCCAAGGACCTTCCTTGCAAGGACGGCTCTCTCCGGGGCCTTTCTGGCAAAGATGTAGTCTGCCAGGCGGGCAGGATTATCTGACTCGGCTATCTTGGCCATGCGCTGAACGAACGGCGTGTTATAGAGCTTTGAGTTCGTCCGCCAATAGGTTCGTGCTGCCGTCAACGACTCTGCCACCTTTGGCGATTGTTTTTGAGCGGCCGTGAACATGGAGTCGTTGATAGATTCTTCAAGTTGACCAACTAACCGTGACACTCTTGGCGACTTTGAGCCCAGGTCCGTCTGGATTCTGCGGCCTTCTTCGAGCAAGAACGATCGCAGGTCGTCTGCTTGTGAGAAGGATATCATGTCGGCCTTCTTCGCCATCTTGTTCGCCATGCTGACCACCGCATCGGACGAACCCAAACCCCCTCCAATGGCCGCCTCTTTCTTGATCGCCTCAGCAATCGCTTTCGTCTTGCCGGTGGGCACAATATCCCATGATTGCTTGGTCACTGTCCGCATTATCGGTTGGCCCGACTCGTCCAGCACCTTACTGGGCACCCGTGTCCTTATGGTGATTGGGCGCCCTTGCTTCTTGAGGACCTCGTCCACCAGCGCATATTTCTCTCGACCCGCGGCTCGCCATGCGTCCCGGGTCGCATTCAGAGAATCTGCAACCGTGTCTCCGATCTGCGAATCAGGAATCGCCTTCAGCCCCGTAGTGAGATTCTTAGCGAAGGCCCTGCGAACGTTTTTCTCGTTTCTGCCAATGGCGTCCAAGAACATCTGCGCCACTTGATCTCGGCCCATGACGCCGCCCGCTTCGTCCCAGAAGTCGTTCGCCGTCTCCTTCACCAGGTGCCTGTATGCCGCCGGGTTCACAACTCGCTTGATCTGGTATAGGTCGCCTCCGCCCCCATAGCTGCGTTCTGCGACCGACTCCATTGTGTCAACCAGCGAGTTCTTGCTGGCCTGAGCCCCGCTAATGAACGCTTCTCCTTCCCGAGCCAGCCGACGAGCGTGAGGAGGGAGTTGCGCCCCATTGACTCGCGTCGCCGCCGCTTTCAGTTTTGCCGAGAGCCTGCCAATGCCCGGTATCATATCCGCCCGTGCTATGCCCCCTCGAATCAACCGGCCGCCCACAGCGCCCACGGCCCCGCCGATCAACTCTCCAGCCCCTTCTTCCAGCCCCGCCCTCGCCATGCGCCCAAACGTGCCTTGGTTGACGTTGCCTGTTAGCACTTCTTCATAACCCTTGCCCGACGCACCGCCCAGCGCGCCGCCCAGCACACCGCCCCCTAACATGCCAAGTGGCCCCAGTGGCGATCCCAGTGCTGCCCCCGCCGTCCCCCCAACAGCTCCACCGGCCATCTGCGGAACATCCTGCACATGAGATATCTGGTGCGGAAGGGCATAGGTGCCAAACACGTCTTGTGGGCCATAGATATCAATGCTCTTGGTCCGGGGGGGGTGTGTCATTTTGTTCAGCGCTGATAGTTCTTCTCTGGTGAAGTCTTGAGCGGCGTCGGCCTTCCGTTTCCAGGCCGAGAATCCGCCAGGCTCCGCTGCTGGGGGGGCGGCCGGAGTCTTCGTGTCAAGCTGTGCTTTCCACTGTTCGTAGCTCATTTCCAATACCCCAAGGACACGCCTTGCTCGTATGCTGCTTTTGTGCCCAGGGCCTCCAGCTCGCTGGCGGTTGGCTTGCCAGAACCCATACTCGGTGCCGTCAGCCCGGACTCACTGAGCACCTGTTGGCGACGCCCCAGCAACTCCAGGGTGTTCTTCATGCTCTGCCGCCATTTGGCGAGCCATCTCGTCGGCGGATCTTTCGTGTCCGGGATCTGCGACATGATTCGCTTGGCCTCGGGCTCTGACATTTGCGCGCCGGTGATGGCCTTAATCATGGCATTCTTGAACGTCGTCGTCGCCGCCCGGAACTCCTCTTTTTTTGCCGGGGCCATCTCGAAGGCTCCCATCACCCCAGTCACCGGGCCTCGGATGGGACCAGGGTAGGCCGATAAGCCGGAACCACTAGAGACCTCAGTGAACAGATTCCTCATGTTGTTCAGTGCGTCGATACTCGCGGCGCCCTCGGCGAGCTTTGCCCGTTCGGTTGGCGATGCCGGGTTGATGTTCAGCGTCGTAGACGCGGACGACAATTTGGCCAGTTCGTCCCATCGGCTTTGCAAGGCAGCGTGTGCTTTAGTCCCCCCATGCCCGCTTTTCTCCATCGATTCCATAGTCTTCTCAAGCTGCCCCATCTTGCGGGCCAACAGCCTGTTCGTGCTGGCCTCGGCCTTGGCCTTGTAGGGCGTGAACCCTTTCGGCGGAGCCTCTCCGGGTCGGACCCATTTGATATTGCCATCCTCGTCCGACCACGGTTGCGGCTGGTACTGCGGCCCCTTGACCGCTTCGGCCCCCTTGGTGATCCGGTCGTATTCCGGCGTGCCGGGGGCGGCCCCCTGCCGAAGCGCGTGCTGGTGAAGCTGCTGGGAAACCGGGACCGACGTCGGCTGCCCCGCCGCCTGGCCGCGCATGCCGTAGTAGTCGCCCTGCTGCTGCATCAGGTTCATCCGCGCCTGATCCATCTGGCCCGGCGGCAGCATATTCTGCATCTGCTGGCCGGCCATCTGCATCCCCAACTGTTGGAACTGGGGCGTGCGGAACTGAGGCATTGGGCCTTGCGTTCGCATCACCGGCGCCGACAGTTCCGGAGGAGCCAGCATCCTCTCGCCCGGCATATTCATCGGCCCCTGCATTCCGCCACCCATAGTAAACGGCTGCTGCTCCTGGGCCTGTTGGCCGCCCTGGAGCCATTGCTGGAGGGCCTGCTGGTCCTGCTCGACGGCCTTCTGCTGGAAATAGTTGCCGATGAGGTTGCCCCCAAAGTTTCCGATCGCCGCGCCCAGCGTGGGCCTGTTTTGGCTTCCTGGAAGAAATGTCGCTGGCATATTACGTCCCTTTCCGCCGCCAAGGGCAAAAGCGGTTCGTCGTCTTTTGGTAGGCCCGATAGGCCGGGTATTGCTCCAGCATGGCTTCTTCAACCTCGATGCGCTGCAGGAAGAACGCCACGGCCAGCCACATGAAGGCCAGGCGCACATCGATCAGGCAGGTGCCGGCCATGGTCAGCAAGCTCCCGAGGTACGCCGGGTGCCTCACGTAACGGTAGGGTCCGCCGTCGGTTACGACCTCTCTGGGCAACTGCAATCGCATCGACCAGTTGAACCCCAGGCTGAGCATCGACCACGCCCGCAGCGTCAGGCCCAAGAGTATCAGGATGGCTCCGCCGTAGATCATAGCATCCCCAACAACGCCGTTATCGGATTGCCCGCGATGGCCGTGAAAGCCCCGAGCGCTCCCAATCCGCTGGTCAGCATCTCATTGCCCATCCCGCCCGCCTGCTGCACGGGGGTCGTCGCGTTGCCCATGAGTGAGTTGCCGACGTTGCGCCAGGGGTTGTTCCAGTCTTGACCCTCGGCCCACTGCGATTGCTGGGCGCCGAGGCCTTGGTTCGTGATGTCGCGCTGCATCCCTCCGGCCTGGCCCATCTCACCCGCCAGGAGTCCGCCGGCCTGGAGTTGCTGGCCCTGGTTCTGGAGCGACGCCTGTCCGATCTGAGAGTTCAGACCCAGGCCGTAGTTGCCCAATTCCCGCGCCAGGCCCTTCATGGCCCCCCCGCTATCGGCGGCACCTATTCCGGCGAAGTTCTCCATGACGTTCGGAGTGATCACGTCCTGGGCATACCGCTGGCCATAATTCTGCATGGCGTCCAGCGGGGCCTGGCCACCGGCGATATTGCCCAGCGCCGCCATCCCTTGGGGGCCATACTGCCCGGCCCCGGCAAACTGCTGCTGCTGGAGCGGTGAAGCGCCGGCGACTCGCTGGCCGGTGTAGGGGTCGACGCCGCCCTGAATGCCCTGAAACGCCTGCCGGAGACCCTGCCCCGCAAAGACATTTTGGTCGTACGTGAGAGTCGATTGATTCTTTACTTTGGGGGACGACATGCAGCCCATTATTTCACCTCCATGATATAGGTGGTCTCGAAGGGTTTGGCTCCGAGTCGTTCGTAGAGTTTGCAGACGCTGTCGTGCTGTTTCGATGCCAGGTGCGAGGCGTTCAGGAGCAGGTGGTCGCAGCTCCGCTCGGCCGCCAATCGCAGGCCACTCTTAATCAATCGCACCGCACCCATGCCGCGGTACTTTGGGGCGACGTACAGGTAGTGCTCGTTAGCGAGCCTCTGGGGCCCCGTGGGGCTCGGGAAGGACTCGACGCCCATGAACCCCACTATCAGCTTGTCTCGCACCAGGCCCAGCACAACGGCGTCAGGATCGGCCACCATGCGGGCCACGTCGCGCAGGACGTAATCCGGGTCGATCTCGACGCCCAGACCGTCCCCGTTCGTCTCCCGCTGCCAGTAGGTCAGCAGCGGCCGGACGCTCTCGGCGCTGGCCAGTGTGATCACCGGCTCGGTCAGCCTGTTATTCTGGTTCGTTTTGTCCATGTCCCCGCGCTCACTTGCTCTTGAACCTCGATACCGCTATCGGTCTGCCCCATGCGGAACGTGCCGACGGCAAATGCCCCGCTGGCCGGATCGGGCGCCGCGAAGTAGCGCCATTGCACGTTGTTCGTGTCGACGAGCAGGTTGACCGTCGCGGAGATATCCGACGACAGCACCCGCTCCAGTTCCGTGACAAACACCCGAAAGAAGACCGCCAGCGATTTCGGGTCGCCGCTCTCGATCGCGGACAGATCGAACGGCAGTTTCACTTTCTCCGGCAGGCTGTCGATGGACATTAGTGGTCCCCCCACTGGGCGTCCTTCGTCCAGACGCCGGAGATCTTCTGCTGGAGTTGGAGGTTGCCGTCGCTGTCCTGGACGAACCGCCAGTTGGTCGACCCGGTCGTCGTCGCATCGATCGTGATCTCGCTCTCGGCTCCACCGGCGTCCAGGGCCCCGGCCGGTGCCGTCTTCAGGAGAACCGCATGGACGTCCGGCAAATCGCCAACGAACGCGAGCCGGAAGAAGTTGCCCACCTCACCGTCGCCGTTCAGCGTGACCCAGTGCTTAGCTCCGCTCCCGTCGGCGGCCAGCGTGGTACTCTTGAACTCGGAAGTCGACAGATCCTTGTAGAGCTTGACCGTGCAGCTCTTGGTGGCGTGGGTCGTCACGAATACCTTGACCTGGCCGAGCTTGAGCTTGCGACCTTGGGGGGCATAGGGGTTGAACGGGACGCTCCAGACCTCGCTCTCGATGGTGGTACCGTCGTCGGTGGTCCCGTAGTTCAGCAGGAACAGCTTGCCCGTGTGGCCGCCCCCGTAGAGCGGGGGCCCGTACGTCGGATGCCGGATGACGTCGAGATCGGAGAAGTCGATCTCCGTATCCTCGTCTTCGCCCACCAGATCATCGAAGTGTGTGCCCAGCGTGGCGACGTGACCGGACCCGGCGCCCAGGCAGTGCATCGATATCTTCTGGATGGCGAAGTTGCCCTCGTCCATGTTATATTCAAGCAGGCGGTCGCAGGCAGAGGAACCGTCATTGGGATACGTAAGGTAGAGGATTGGCTTGTCCTTCCTTACGACCGCCTGCATGTACCACGCATAGTAGTTGCTCATTCTCGCGACCTGGCCGCGAATCGGCATGTCGGCCGGCGTGATCTGGTATCCATCCCACCAGGACAGATGATCGTGACCGACCTGCAAAGCCCGGCGGTTGTACGTCGGGGCCGGGGACGGACCCAGCGAGCCCTGGCCGTCCCAGACCACCTCCCAGGCGAACGGGGCGTCGGTGTTGCGGGTGTACTGGATCTTCGCGATCCGGCCCTCGTGGCAGAAGATCGTCGGCTCGTTATTGATGTAGCAGCCGGAGATAGGGACGTCCTCGATATCACCGCGAACGTAGTTGGTCGACTTAACCGACGTCTGGTTGATGTCGGTGTACCAGGCCGTCCGCCGCGATGTGGTTCCACCAACGGTTGCGACGATGAAGATCAGACGGCTCTTGTCGCGGAAGATCATTTGAGCGGCCGTGACGGCGACGTCGGTCTCGCTGTCTTCTTCGGTGTCCAGGGCCGCGAACGTGCCCGCCAGTTCGTCGTAGACGTAGATGTTGTCGATCCCATTGCACAGGTAGCACTTGTCGCGCCAGTCACAGAACCAGAAGAAGTTCCGGTCCGTCCCGGTGAACAGGTCCGAGCCGGAGATGTCGGTCAGCGTCTCCTTGAACGGGTCGTAGGTGTAGCAGCGCTTGTTGTCACACACGAGGACGGTCGGATGGCCGTGCTGCATCGTGTGGTGGATGCCCATGATCGGGTTGCCTTCGCCGGTGTCGGCCAGTTCGGTATAGCCGGCCCGCTTGGTCAGTATGCCCCGCTCGACGCGAGCGTCGTAGAGGGTCGGGAAGGCGTCCGACGGCGACAGCCACGGCTCCTTGGCCGTGCTATAGCCGCTGGCGAAGTCGGCGACGAGTTGGGTGTCGTAGCTTGGCATCCTAGAACCCCAGAGACGTGTGCAAACGATAGGTCACGATGACGCGCATGGTCGTGTTGGCACCCGCGTTTCCGGTGTAGTCGGTGCCGGTGTTAATCAGTACGACGTTCTTATTGACGTTGGAGGCCTTCGTGAAGGGCACAATGGACGCCACGTTGACCTGCTCGATCGTATCGGCGGCGGCCGTAATGAAGGCGGTGGTATCCCACGTAATGATCTGGGCGCCGCTGCCGCCGTCATACTCGATCGCCAGGTCGTCCGGATTGGATGGTTCGGTCAGGGCATTCGTGCCGTAGTTGAGGGTCAGGACGGCCGAGATCACCTCGATAAGGGTGTCCGCTCCCTGCGCGGCAACCAGTTCGATCGGGGTGCCGACCAGGGCCTTGATGTTGACGTTGGTCAGATCCGTCGCTTCCGTGTAGACCGGGTACATAATGGCGTTGGCCGCAATACTCTGGCCGGTGAACAGCAGCCGGTTTTCGTCGGCCGCCCCATTCCGCAAGCCGATATTCGAGTAGAAGGTCGCTGGCCGACCAACGCCCCCGGTCTGATCGAAGTCGGAATTGGAATTGTTCGTGACGTTGTTATTCGTGCAGCGAGTCGAACCGGGTTTGTCATACACGCCCCCCGTCTGCGTCCAGTAGGCTCCCCCGAAATTGCCGCTACAGCCATTGAAAGACGCATGGGAATCAGCCCCGGATGTCGTGCAGCGGACGGTGATATCCCACGTCGCCGTGTGCCCATTGTTCTGGAACCAGCAACCGTTCAGCGTGACGTTGCCCGGAAAGCCATTGACGGGCGTAGGGTCCATCACGATCAAGGCATCGTACTCGCCCGCGACCGACGGCTCGATGGCCTCGTAGTCACAGGAGTTGAACGTCGTATTGCGAATGCCCTGAGACTTATAGGCCGGAATGTCGCACTCCTGCCACACGCAGGAGGTGAACGTCACGGTGCTGCCGGTAATCGCCTGCACGCACGCATCCGTATCCGTCGCAGAATCCCCGTGATGGAACCAGCAGTGATCGAACCGGGTGGTGAATATATAGGTCGCCTCAGTGACGTCGCCGCCGTAGAAGTGGCGATGGGTCCCGTTAGGCGTACCTAAGTACCCCCACCGGACACGCTGAAAGACGGTGTTGGCCGTCGTGCCGTAAAAACACGTGTGCAAGCTCGCATAGAACTCGCAGTCCCTGATCGTCACATCATCGACATACTCTGTCAGGTCGGTGCTCTTGAATCCGTACGCGAGAGCGTTGGACGATGAAAACGACAACCCTCGCATGGTGACAATATTCACGGCCGCGAAGGTGAAAATCGTGTCCGTATTCGCGGCCGTTGCGTTCAATCGGCATCCATAAGGTCCGTCGCCGCGGTAGTTGATCGCACCCTTAAAGGTCAACGGCGTCGCGATCTGATAGACTCCGACGGGGAAATACACCGTGCCCCCTTGCGGGCAGGCCGTAATGGCTGCCTCGATCGCCGTCGAATCGTCCAGTCCGTCATCGACAACGGCCCCGTAGGCGACCACGTTGTAGACTTTCGGCATGTTGACGTCGGTCACGTCGTCGTCCATATCTGCAAAATTGGACAGCAGCGACTCCAGGTAGGCGAAGTTCGTGCGGGTATCGTCGTCCCGCAAGTCGTAACGTTGGCTGTCGGCTGGCTTGTCGGCGTCCCAGTCGGCCCCGGCGACGGTCGTCAGGATCAGTACGAGTAGCAGTGCGCGTTTCATGGCTTACCTCACGTAGAGAATGACGTCAAGTGTCGCGGCCGAGCCAGGCGCTCCGGACGGCGTGATCGTCAGGGTCAGGGTGCCGTTGCAGAGGAAGGCGTCGAAGTCGCTGGAATCGGAGGTTGCCCTGTAAACAGTGGACCCGTTGTCGGCAATGGCGGCCTGCGAGTACATGGCTCCGGCATTGGCAGTGGCGATGGCCACGGTGTATGTGATGCCGTTCGTGGTGTCGTTTGTGACCACCTCGATCTGCTCGACCGTGCCGTTGATGTTGGCCAGCGTCGCCGTGGTGGCCGCCGTCGCCCCCGTCGCAAACGTCTGCTGCGTGATTTGGTAGGTAGCGACAGGGGAACCGGCGCTGCGGTTTCGGTAATCGGTGACGGTCACGCCCAACGTCAGGGCCGCCGCCAGGAAGGCGATCAATATCCATTGCAGCCGTTTCATGGTCTTAGCCTCTCAAATGGCCGGCCGCATCGGGCCGTGCGATAGTTGTTTGAAGTACTTCATGCGAATCGCTTTCAGTTCGTAATCCAGCGAGCCCATGGACCGCCCGGCGCTGGGTCCGTGCATCAATTCGGCGACGCGCTCGCTCTCGGCATCCTTGCTACTCAAAAACGCAATGGCGGCGCCCACGGAGAGGGCCCGGCCCCACGCCTCGTCCAGTGGCGTACTGGCATCGCCCGACAGACTCGGCGGTCGTTCCATGGACGCCATGCTCTGGATCAGGTAGGTGTCGCACGCCTTGGGCCGGATGAAGACCTTGCCGTCCGTGCGGTGCAGCAGGATATGTTCCGGCTGGCCCCGCAGTCGCCAGTTGCCGTCGGTGTAGGTGTCGGTGACGCCGGCGGCGCTCAGTTCGGTGGTGCCGGGGATGAACGTGCCGGAGGTATTGATGGCCGTGACGAACCCCATCACGATCGTGCCGGAGGTATGGGCCGGCAGGTCCTTGACCGCGCGGGCGGCGCTGGCGTAGCCGGTGGCGTTGTCGTCTGCTTCCTGGACGGTGATCGTGCCGTCGGCGTCGACAATCAGTTGCCACGCCCCGTACTTGCTCTGCGGGACGGTGTCGCCGTCCAGGGCCGTCTCCGCGCTGGCCTTATCGTCGGCGTAGCTGCCGATAATGAAGCTGAAGGCCCCGTTCAGGACGTGGGCGGCGTTGGCCGTTCCGATGGCCAGGGCCGGAGCGATGATGTACTGCTCCTCCGGTGGGTACATCCCCCAGAATGTGTCCGGGTCGAAGACCGGGTTCATCTCCAGTCCGTTGGCGTAGATCGGGCCTTTCAACTCGATCACATCGACCAGGGCATTGCCGTCGTTGTCGTCGTTGTACTCGCCGCCGTCCGTGACCCTGGCCGTCTTCTTCCAGGTCGTATCGAAACGATCCAGACAGGCCGCCTGCGGGAACTGGTAGCGGTAGTAGTCGTTGATGAATACGTTGGCCGCCGCGTCCGACAGTTCGCCGGTGGTGGAGCGGCCCGTCAGCGCCCGCAATGTCGTGCGTATATCCAATAGTGTCCAGGCCATGCTCCAGCCTTTCCAGGTAAGGGCGAGCCGTGTCCGAGGTAGGAGGCACGACCCGCCCGAATACTTTGTTGGGGGTCGCTACTCTTCCGTCCAGACCGCAATGTTCATCACGGCGATCCATGTATCGGGCGCCGTGCAAACGATGTAGCACTCACATCCGTCACTATCAGTTTCGTTCTTGATGTAATTGCCTGCGGTGTCGCCATTGATGGTGCCTGCCCCTTCTGGATCGATCGTCAAATCGTTGCCAGCAGTTACATCGCCATCAATCAGACGGAACCACGCGCCCACCGCAGCAGCGTCCGCTTCGGGGAGCGTGATCGTGCAAGCCCCACCCGTCATCGTATAGATGATCGTCTGTCCACTCTGGGCCGCCGTTAAGGTGTCAGTGGTCCCTGTGACAACCTCTGTCGTTGCCTGGATGTTGTCAATCTCAGCGCCGCCGCCCTTGAGCGTCCCCGTCACAGCAAGGGTCAAGTCGCCCGCTGCAGTCAGAGTCATATCGTCGGCGGCATCGATAGTGATGTCACCCTGGGTTCCCCCATCGGCGTTCAACTGAATCCCGCCCAGAGTCGTCTTCAGCACGATCGCATTGCCTGCCACCGTACCCGTCGCATCGACCTTGAACTGATCGGCCGCTGCACCGTCGAGGGTGATGAGGAAGTCGTTGGTCGTAACCGACATGCCCACCGAAGCGGCCAGGATCTCCAGGTTGTCGTCCGTCGTCTCGTCGTACATGATCGAAGCGTCGGAATTGGTCCCAAAGACCAGACTCATCTGATCGCTGAACGTCATGGTGTCGGCGTCGTAGTCGGTGCTGATGGTCCCGGCGGTCTCGAAGGCATACGAGATATCGAAGCCGGTCGTGGTATCGCCGATCAACATGCCTTCATCGGCCGTTGAAGCGTCGATCAGGAAGTTGGTGCCGTTGAATTGCATATACACGTCACCAGCCGTCGAGCCCAGTTGCAGTTGGGAATCGTCGTCCAGGTGGACCTGAGCACCAACCGCTTCCAGGGCCTCGTCTGATTCATCCCACATCACCAGGTCGGCCGTGGTGTCGGCATTGAACACGACGTCCACGCCCTCGGCATCGTCGCCGAAGTACCAGGTGTCCGCCGACTGATCCCACGTCACCACCTGCGAGGCCGTGGCCCCATAGAAGAACGTGTCGATACCGTGATCGTCCGCACCGACAAGGAGCTGGCCGTTGTTGGTATCGCCCGAACCGTCGAACGTCACCTGGGCGGCAGCATCGCCGGTCGATTGCAGAACGAAATCGGTCACGGTCGTTCCGTCGCCGATCTGGACAGCGTCGTTGCCGGTCAGTGCCGAGAAAATCAGGTTGTCCGTGGTGGTCTCGTCGTAGTACACCGAGAACTCTTTCGAGTCACCGAACTCGATGATGTCATCGTCGTTGATAACCAGATCGAAGCCGTCGAAAGTGCAAACCAGAGCCGCATCGTCCGTATCGAACGTGATCTCGTTGGTGTTGGTCGCACCGTGGATCACGAAATCGAAATGGGTCGTCTCGCCCATACGGAACATATCGTTGGCCGCCGCCGCTTCCATGTTCAGATCGGTGGCGTCATACTTGAAGGTAAAGTCGGCGGCTGCATCGTGGGCGCCACCGATACCGAGAACGGCGTTGTCCTCGAACAGCAGTTGGTTCCTACTCGTGTCCCAGGACACGTCGTAGGTATCGTCCCAGAGATAATCAGCCGTAGCACACGTACCTCCGGCCGACGTCACGATACCGGCACTGGAGACGGTAAAGTTCCCGTCTTCATCGTAGATCAGATTGCCGGTCGAGGCCCCGTCGATGCTGATTGCATCGCCCGTGCCTGCATGGGTGATAGTAAACGTGTCGTTGTTGTTCGACGTTTCGCCGCCGACCAGGGCCAGGACGGAGTTGTTGACTGACGCCGTGGTGGTCAGTGTGAGCGAATCGCCGTCAACGGTAATAGCACTCCCCAGATTGTAGGCTCCGTCGAGGGATGTGCCACTACCCGCATCAACCAGCGTCCAGGTCGAACCATCCGTACAGAGATAGAGCGCGTTGGAGGTGTCGTTGTAGTACACCTTGCCCTCGGCGGCCGTCGGGGCGGTCGTGACCGGCGTGAAAATCTGCCAACTGTCATCGAACTCGTCAGCCCAGTCCTGGAGCAGGGCCCGCAACTGTTGCGGGTTACTCACGCGGCTGTAGGTCGCCTTCTTGTTGGTCGCCTGCGCCGTCACGGCCATCACGAACATCGCCGCCAGGGCCAGGGCCACCAGTACCGAAGCGCGGACGAATCCGCCCCGGCTTTTGGACTTGGTCTTGGCCTCGGGCTCGGCCTCGGGCGGCGGGGCCTTCATTCCCGCAACGTCCTCTTTCAAGCGGCCGAGCTGGCCCGCCATGCGCTGGAGCCGGGCCTCGACTGTGTTGGCGAACTTGACGATCTGGGCCGTCGAGTTAAGGGTCGCCGTATTGTACTTACGCATTGTTCTTTGGTCCTTTCTGGGCCGGTGCAGGCCCTGTGGTCTGCATGCGCTTCATGTCGTCCAGGGTCAGGCGCGGCTCGGAGATCGCACGACGCCGGAAATAAATCACGCTGCGTACGAATCCGTCCGCCCCTTCCGTCGCTTTCGAGTCCTGGACAACGAGTGAATTGATGTGTTGGTGAACGCTCCACGGCACCGTGTATTCCATGCCGTGGACGAAATGCCATCGCGGCAGCTTTTGTACGTGTTTCTCGTCGCTCTTGACGAAGCCGTGCCCGCCGTCGTAGCTGAACTTCAGTTCCGTGTCCCCGTCTTGATGGGAGAACTGGATCTTCACTGGCGGCTCGGTCTCTTTCGTACAGCCCCGCGCGCCTTCGGTCTGTTTGTGGAGGCGGCCGTACAGCGTGTAGTAGTAGTCCGTCGCCTCCCCGGACGCCTTTTGGGAGTCCTGGTAGCGTTGCTTCTCGAACCGATTCAAGGCTTCCTCCAGCTTGGCCCGGGGAATCCCCGGGTCGGCCGCGAAACCGAGATCGGACAGGCGCTGGATCAGTTCAGCGTCACTTACTCCAGAGAATAGTGCGTTCGTCGCGTCAGGCATCATCGTCTCCTATGATTCATGGGTGTTCGTTAGATGGACTCGCTGGAACCGGCCTCAGCCGCATCGCCAGCATTGGTGTAGTGATCGCCCTTGATAGCGACGAGGTAGTTCACGTCACCGTCGGTCTGCGTGGTGGCACCGATCTCGATGCCTTGGGCACCGTGATTGGCGACCTTCTCCTCGCGACAGGTGAAGACGTTGGCCCCGCCATCGGTGACGTCCTCGCCAACGTTGACGTCCCAACTGGACGGCGCACTGGCGGCCGTTGCCGTGGCGGTCTTCAACTCGAAGACGCGGCCGTTGCGGGTAGGTGGACGGACGATGGAACCGGCCGCACTGGCTGTCCGGGCGCTGTAGCCACTGGAGTAGTCCGTGGTGGCCGCCCATTCGGTGGGTACGCGGAACTGGTCGTCACCGCCGTCCGGGGCAGGGACCAGCACACCTTGATTGACCTCATCGAGCTTCTTGATGCCCGTTGCGGCGGTGGTCAGTTCGGTGAGAACGCCGGTCGTACCCGTGCAGAGCACGCCGTACTGAGCCGTGTCCTCGTCCTCCATCTCCTTGAACCACTCAATGACGTCCGGGCTGGTCGCATCGATGTCGGTGATGCACCGGACGTATTCGGGCACGAAGCCCAGGGCGAGCTTGACGGCGCTGCCGTCGGCGACCCATCTCTTGGTAACTTGCATGGAAAACCTCGCTTTCTGGATCAGTCCACATTCTGGACCGTGATTATCCGTTGGTGCATTTCAGCACGACAATGTAAAGGTCTTGCAGGATGCGGAAGGCCTGCCACATCTTCCAGCCCACAGTCGCACGCTGGTCGATCGGGTCGGCCGTACCGCCGGAGCCGAAGCCCTTGATGATCCCCTGCACGTTGCCCCCGCCGAGATCGATCATACCGGCGGCGTCCTTGCCGATGATCGGGCAGGAGTAGACACTGCTGGAGACGTAGCCTTGCGTGGTGGTCAGCCAGCGGACCTTGTCCGTCGAGCCCACCTCGGCCGGATCGACACCCGACTGGGCCGCGTAGTTCTTCACCGCCAGCCACTCATCGACGTCTTTCAAGTCGTCTTCCAAGTCGGTGTCGGCGAAGGCCATAAAGGCCGCTGCGACCGGGCCGGTGCCCTGTCCGGTTCCGGCTCCGATCATGGGCGTGATGTACTCGGCGTCGTTGCCGCGGAGCGTCTGTACCACGCCGTCGATATCGGTCTGGTTCAGGAGCGTCACCGTCCCTGATCCGTTACTGCACGTGACCGCCGTCGCCGAGGCGCACATGTAATCGCGAGCGAGCTGGTCGACGGTGTTGTTGATCTGATCGTTCTGGTTGTCCAGGGCGATCGTGATCTCCGGGTCCTCGACGGTCAGATCGAGTACGTCGGTCACGGTGATGTAGTCGCCGTACTGGCTGATCTTGGCCGTGATGTCGACCTTGCTGAGCTTACTGCCCGAGGGCGTGATACCTTCGGTCAGCGGGGTGGTCGCCGCCGCGAGGCGGGCGTAGCGCCGCATCTTCAGCGTATTGCCGCTTTTCTTGGCGATACTGAACTTCTTGAGGTACTTGGTGTGGATGTACTTCGGCTGCGGCGGCTGGAGCAACGTCTTTTCGTACGTCACTGCAACGGCAGGTTCGATGTCAGCCGTGGAGGTAATCACATTGGTCGCCATGATTCAGTGTCCTTTCTGCTCTATCCGGCCCGCGCCCTCATCTCGTCGGCGTGTGCTCTTACCTGCTCCGGCGTCCAGTGTTGGCGGATCTGGGCCTCGTCCAGGGTGCCGGCCTGCGCCAGTTCACTCGCATTGACGGCCCGAGTATTGATCTGGGCCACCTGCGTATTGACCTGTTGCGTATTGGCCTGATGGGTCGCCTGGGTCGCCTGCTGCTGTTGCTGCTGGTAGCCGGGCGAGCCGGTGACGAGGTCGTAAACGATCTTCTGGTACGCGGGCAGTTGGGCGGCATACGCCAACTGTTGCGCTTGGTCGGGGTGAGCGTTCATGTAAGTTTGGAGTGCCTGCCCGCACTGGAACTGCCCGGTGACGGCGTTCTGCATTCCCACCACCTGGCCCAGGTCGGGCGTTTGCGTTTGGTTCATCATCTGGGCGACCTTCGCCTCCAGAGCCTGAACCACTTGCGTTGTGTGCTGTTGTGACATCTGGACGACCCCGTCCGTGTAACGGGCCAGGCCGTCCTCAGTGAGCAGTTCATCGACCGTCATGCCCAGCTTAGACAGGTTGCTTTGTTGGGGCGGCTGTTGACCCGGCCCCTGCTGGGGCCAGCCCTGCTGCTGGCTGAGGATGTACTGCTCGTACTGCTGGGTCTTCAGTTCCGCCTGCTTCATGCGCTCGTTGACGTCGTTGAAGCGATCGTACGGAACGGGGCCCGGTGCCGGGGCCTGGGGCTCCGCCGGGGCGAGCGGCGGATTGGTGCTGTCGCCTGGTGCCGCCGGTGCCGTCGGCGTTGCCGTCTGCGGCGCCGGGGTCCCAGGGGCGGGCTGGGTGATATCGCCTGTGGGGGCCCCCTCCGTGACGCCGTCCTCGAAGCGTAGTCGAACTGCAAGAGCCGACCACATCGGCCCGAACAGAATCCGAGCCTCATCATGGCGTTCGGTGTGGAGACGCTTTTGCGTAGCATTCATCTCGTTCGTGTCCTTTCCGCGCTGTATCGCCGCGCTGGGCGCAATAAAAAAACCTCGCGCCGCACATCGTTTGACATGCGTTCGCGAGGTCGGTTAGTTCCGGTGGTCTCGGGCGGGGATGTCCCGCCGCTCTTATTCAGTTGTCGGTGCTACTGTTTCTTCGCTCCGGTGACGTCGGCCACCACGATGTTGACTTTCGGCGTCTTATGGTTGCGGCTCAGGTTGAACTGCACGTTGCCGTCAGAGTCCGGCAGGAGCTTTTTGACCTCTGTGCCGATCTCGGTCAGCTTCGCTCTGACATCGTCCGATACGATCATCTCAGAACCACCTGCCTTTCAAGTACCGCTTGACCCACGGCAACTTGTTCGCAATCGCCGTCCATGCTTCCCATGCGTCTCGCTGGGACTTGCGTATCACTGCCTCGTCGCCTTCGTAGCGAAGGGCGGGACGCTGGCCCGCCGGCCCTGCGGCCGCCACCAGTTGTTCCTCGTAGCTGCGCCGGGCTGCGGCCGTCGCCTGCTCTTTCGTGAACCTCGCTTCAGCTTTGGCCTTCGCCTTCAGAGTTATGTACTCGTCGCAGAGGCGTGCATTGGCGGCGTCTTGAAGCGTCCATCCCAACACGTCAGTTCTCCTTGCTCAGTTCCAGAACAACGGCAGTCCCATACGCTGGGCGTTCTCAGCCACTTGCGGCACGACCGTGCCGTAGTTCTCCGAATCTTCCGTCTCGTTCGGCATATCGGCCGGCATGGCATAGACCATCTTCACCAGCCCCCGCCGGTTATCGACGTAGAACAGGATCGTCGACAGTTGCGCGACGATCGGCTTGCGGTCCAGGCACACCATGCGCACGCCGTAGACGCGCTTGGCGGTCAGTGTCACCTCATGGGCCGCCGCCTCGTCGTGCGCCGCCGCCGGGCCCATGTAGTTCCTGTTGATGCGTACCTCGATATAGTACGGGGTCCGCTTGGCCTGCTTGCCGTCGACCACGGCCTGAAGGTTCTTGAACATGTCCTCGGTCAGCCACTTTCGCCAGTCGCCGTGATTCATTCGGGCACCTCGCAGAGGAGTCGGCCGTCGTTAGACGCGGTGCGTTTCTCGGTCAGGGGCTTCATCTTCGCGCTGCCGCACGTACGGGGCGCCGCCCCACAGACGCACCCATGGAGGTCCCTTACGGCATACGCGAAAAACCACGGCTGTAGACAATAGCGTCGTTTCATGGCGTCACCGTCCAGTCATTGTTGATCCGTGATTGGCCGTCGCCGCAGATCGAGCACGTTCGATACGCCGTTTTCGGGTGATAGTAGACGTATTCAAACAAGTCGTTCCCCCCGGGCCGACCATCGCGCCAGCGATGCCCGAACACTTCGCAGATCGCGCCGCTCTCGGCCAGTCGCCGGATCGCGTTGGGGTCGGCGGCCACGATCTCATAGGCCCTGTCGGCCATCGTACACGGCGCCGCCGAATTACCCGACGCGACGTCGTTCGGCTCCGCCCAGGGGGTCAACCAGCCGTCGTACTCCAAGGTGATGCAGTCGTTGGCGTCTTCATTCCACGTTATGATCGCGTCGCAGGCATTGGAGTCGTATACCTTGTAGGTTGGGACGGCGTCGGCAGCGCTTATTTCCCAATTGCCGCCCCACGCGATCGCCTCGTCCATAAGGTGGTTGTACGCCACTCCGACTGCGATGCAAAGGACGACGACGACCGACACAAAGATGATAATCCGCGAGGTCGTTGGTTTCATGGCGTCACCCAATAGACATATATCAGCGCCGCGCCAAAATACCCAACGGCGAAGCCCACGATTCGCAACACCCATTTCATGTCTTCTGTCATGGCGTCACCTCGTTCGGCTTCATCACCTCGATGTGATCCAAGATCCGGTAGCGGAACCACGCGACCAGCTTGCCATGCCGCATCAAGGCCATGCCATGTGCTTCCCAGCACGGCGTGACGTTATAGAACTCCGAGACAATATCGCCTGTCGTATACACGTGCAGGTTCATTCGGCCACCTCGTTCGGCTCGCCCACCAGCATCTGCCGCAGCTTCGCCACCTCGCGCTTCGACATCTCCAGGCCGATGCGCAACTCGCTGACGGTGAACAGCACTCGCGCCCGCTCCGTGTCACCGAACGCCTTCTTCCAATTCGCCGGCGGCATCGACAGGTACTTGTACTCCGGGGCGTTCGGATCGTAGGCCAACGCCCTGTCGACGGCTGCATGGTAAGCCTCGTCCTGAACCGCCGCCTGCTTCCAATGTACGTCCAAGAAGTCAGGGCCCCCTACCATGATTGCTACACTGAGGACGATGGTCGCGCAGCCTGCCAGTAGTGCCAGAGTTTCTTTCATTCTGAGTTCTCCTTTACGTTTCGTTGTCGGAGTTTTTCCTTTTCCAGATCGACGGCCATGCCGACCAGTTGAAGGATGGGTTTGTTCTTGAGTTCATCGATCTTAGCGGCCGTCTCGACCCGATTCTGGGCCGCGTCGGTGATATCCTCCCGCGCCTGCATCTGCCGGGCCAGCGATTGCGACTTCTCCGATTCGATCGTCGCCTGCTCACGCTGCATAGACAACTGCTGCATCGCATCGGCCAGCTTCGCCTGCTGCTCCTGCTGTTGGCGATTCTGCTGCTCCAGGGCCATTACCTGCTTCATTAGCGGGCCCTTCATCGCCACCGGGGCATACTCCAACAGCATGGCCCACGTCACCGGAGCCGGGTCGTTCATCTCGGCGCCCATCTGCTTGAGCATCAGCAGTTCCTGGTACATCAGCCCGCGCTGCGTGTCCGTCAGCACGTTCTCGACGCACTGGCAGTCGTATTGGCCGCCCTCTTGCAGGAACAGGCCCTGCGCCGGCTCGGTGCCCAGCACCTGCCGCCACTTCTCGGCCGGCCACTGCTGGATCAGACGCCGGCACTTGATCCCGATCACGCTCTGCGCCAGCGAGAGGTTGTCCATGAAGTCAAACACGCCCACCAGGCCCTGCCCCTGGCGCAACTTCGCCAGCACGCCCGAGACGCGAGATTCCTGGCTCGAAGCGATTCCGAACGCCTCGGGGTTCAGATTCGCCATCTCCGACATGAAGTTCGGCAGCATTTTCCACGTCTCGAGTATCCCCGGCGGGATATCCACGCTCGGGCGGTCCCGGAACTTGCCCGCGGAGATCGCGCCGTCATTGAACACCCGCGGGAACGGCCCCCCGGCGAACGCCTGCTTCGGGTCCACCAGTGCGTTCACCTCGACGTCCATACCGCCCCACGCCTGGAATTGCAGAATCGACAGGATGTAGTTCATCATCTTGTCGCTCATGCGCTGCGAATCCTTCAGGATGCTCGACAGCGAGCCCAGCCGGCTCTTTACGTCGGCATATTCCGGATCGAAGAACGCAATCACCGGCGTAAACGAAAAATCGCCAATCCCCCACGGATCCACCTCGTGGAATAGCTCAATGCCGTTCAGGTAGCCGGTCACGTCGACCGTCTCCTTCTGAAGCGTGATCGTGTCCAGGGTCGGCATCAGGAACCGTAATTGGGCCAATTCCTCCTCGGTGCCCTTGAATTCGACCTTATTGCCCTGATCATCCCGCCAGAACATCTGCTGACCGCCCATCGTGACGATCAAATACCGCTTCGAAACCGTCACTCGCCGCTGCCACTGGTCGTAGAACAGCAAATGATCGCCGTACGCCTTCTCGCGCGACATCTCGGGGAACTTCGAGTCGTCGGCCTTGGTCGTCCTGAAGATCCGATCGACCGCGGCTTCCCGACCCTCAGACAGCCGCTTGGCGCCCTGAGTCGTCAGTTTGTGCCGCGTAATCCCGTACGAACAGTCGGAAAGGTCCCGCTGATTGAACCCGGGGTCCAGAACGAACTGGTTGTACGGATATCGACGCAGTTTCGTACTGAAATTCCGGTCGTTGTAGGCGTCCACCAGGTTGATTCGAGTCTTCAGAGCACCCTCAAAGGCGTCGGAGATCACGTGATAACCCCGATGCCGAGACATCGCATAGGTAATGCCCGAGGTCAACTGCGACGCCGTCTCCACGTCCGAGCCCTCAACCGGGTCGAAGCGGAAGCCCAAGCGGTTGCGACGCTGCAAATTCGCAATCAATTTGACGTTCTTCCGGATCAAGGGGAACGTCAGGGGGTCCACGCCCAACTGCCGGAACTTCTCGAGGTCCTTCGACGTGAACGCATTGACCAAATACGCCTTGTGATCGGCCTTGCACGCCAAATGGAGCGGGCCCCAGGCCTCCCAGGCCCGGTTATAGGCGTCGTCATAGTCCTGTTTGCGGTCTGTTTCGCTCTCAGCCATGTTCTATGGCCTCCGTAGCTCGCCCTCTCGCGTACAGTTCAAGCGGCGACGTGCCGCCGACTCGCGCCATTTGTTCTGGGTCAAAGTCCGTCGGGGCCTTGGCCACGATCTTCCAGTCCTTGACCTCCCGCTGGCCAAACAACTCACGGACAATCGACCGAACCAGGTCAACTTTCCGCTGGTACACGAACATCTGCCCGCCAACATGCAGCGCCCACCCGTTAGCCGCTGGCTGAACGCTGAATTCAGTCACCTTACTCATGCCACCGCCTCCTTTTCGTACAAATGACCGTAGCCGTACTGAGTCATCATCTCCTGAACGTCCGTCGCACTGATCGTCTCGCCTCCGACCTTCTTCACCGCCTCAGACAGCACCCGGAACGCGTCCGCACCGTCCGACGCCCAATCGTGTAGCGGAACGTCCAGGAAAACCGTCTTCTCCTCCGTCGATAACGACTGGTTCGTCTTCCGGCGGTAATGCTCCATGGCCTCAACGCCGCGAGAACACTCCGTCTCGTCAAAATAGCAGTACGGAATCAGCTTGCGAACCCGCTCAATCCCGTCCGTAACGCTCTTTTCACGGTCGATGGAGGTCACGGACAGCCCCATGTCGCGGGCCGTCTTACGCAACTCATCGCCCGTCAGGAAAATCGTCTTACTCCCGTCGTGGGGCCAGAAATGCTGACCGTACACCAGACCCATTCGCTCCTTAACAGACGCCAAATACCGGATATAATGCTCCAAACCGCCCGTCGCAGACTCGTAATAGTGAATCAGACGGGTCTCGTGCGGACCCACCTGCTGGAACCACCATATCGCCGTCGAATCGCCCCCCTTCGGGTTCTTCGTCGCCCCCAAATCCCATACCGTGTGAGTCACAGCCGACCGATCCGGACCAAAAGCACCAATCTGACCCGCGCGACGCGCCGAACTCATCTGCTCGTCGTAATACGCGCCCTGCAAGTCGATCTCGTCGTCCAAATTCAAAACGTACATCCGATACCGACGACGCTCCAGCTCCGTACCCGTCTTCATCGCTAAATGGTTCGCCAGGAAGTCCGGCTTCAAGTTCATCCGGTTCGCAAACGTGTCCGCCTCCCACATTACCTTGTCGGAGCCCTTGCAAATAGCGCATGTACACTGACCCTCAACCCGAGGACCAGGAGGCATCTCATATCGCCACCAATGCTTGTCAGAACCGTCAATCCGCGTCCCACGACGCTTGTAACTGTTCCAAATCCAGTTCCGACCCCCCGCATTCGCGATCAACATCCCCTGGTTCAATGCGTGCTCACCCGTGTGACTCCGTACGTGATCGTAAAACGCCATCGCGTCAGGTGCCGCCGGCTCCTTCGCCAACTCCTCGTCCAATTGCTCCCAATATCGCTCGTCCAACTCCAACTTCCGACGCATTCGACCGCCGTTCAACATCGTGAACACCCCCCCGTCTTCAAATTCCTCCGCCTGCTCTATCAAAAAACCCCCCAAATTGATGTTCTGCACCACACCAGCAATCGTGTCCGCGTGACTGAACAAAATCACCGAGCCGTTCGGTAATGTCGCCGTCTTCGCCCCAACCTTCACCTTCTGACCCGTATATAACTCGAAATCCGCCAACGTCGAGTTCTTCAAATTCGTGTAACTCTCACGGCATACCAATAGCAAATTGTCCCGGTACATCTGGGCCAAAAGGAAGATCTTCAAAATCCCCATACTCGTCTTCCCAGTCCCCCATGACGCCTTCATGCACGGATTCCGGGCCGACGAATACATGAACTCCCGCTGATAGGGACGCATTACACCACTAAAACCCATCAGGACACCCCCTTACTAGGGATTCTGGGGGAGGTATGTCCTGAATTAGGACGCGGGGTGCGTGGTCTGGGTCCCCCTATAACGTAACGATCGTCTCTCCCATGGGGGTTGACGGGGGGTCGGCCGCCTGGCTGGGCCGAACGGATCGCGAGGCAAGGGCCACCGAGCGGCCCCAGAATCCGCCATCGACCCACTACCTGTTGTGTATCAGTGTCACTCACTCTGAAACCCCATCAAAACCGCGTCTAAGCCACACCGAATATACATTCTGTGCGGGTAATCACTCATCGCATCACGATGCCGATACGGTCACCGCGCTGTAGGTTGTCTTGCTCGTAGTAACCCAGGTGCTTGGCAAGCTCTCGATTGGCTGCTGTCAGGCCCGCGACGTCGTGGTTATCGATGGCCATCTGTCTCGCTTGCATGAACGTAGCCGTTATATTCTCTATCGTAACCCCACTCACGGCCTGCATAACAGCTTGCCTAGCTTGGATAGCTTGGGTAATCTTAGGGTTGTTAAGGTTGTCGTGTCCTTGCACTTCAAGTGAGCCTTGCTTTCCCTTGTACCCTGCTGTTCGACAGGCGCGCGTGGCGTTTCCGTTGGCTATCCCGAGGTATGCTTGGACAAAGGCTTGCTGCAGGAGCGTGAGCTTTGGCGGTGCTTTGGTGGTGGTTGTGCCTTTGTCCTGCTTCCGTGTCATCGATAGAGCACTCCAGTTGCATCTAAGGAGTGC